AGCGTGACACACCCAGTTGGTATTATGTACGCATACCTATTAGACAGGAAAAAAAATGTCACTTGATTATGACGCTTGGTTAGAAAAACCATACCAAGACATGTACGACAACGAAACGACCCACACATTTTGTTGTGCGGAAATAAATGAATTATCCGAAGAAGAAGAAAACGAAGACGGTCTTCCGTACTGTGACTTTGAGGGGGAAGTTGATTGCTACTCCGAGTCATCATCAGGGCAAGGCTGGTGGGAAGTCAAATACATCGGAGAATGTCCAAAGTGTGGGCGTGGTCTTGTTGTTTCCGAAGGCGATTCTAAACGGTAACCCGCCTCACCTAATTGTGGCTAAAACGCCAACAAAACCACTATTTATCTAACAATTTTATGCTGTGTATTTCCCCCAAAGTAGGGGGTTTACCAGCCTATCTAACATTAGCGAGTATGAAACTCTGGACGGGGCTGCTATTCGTTGCTAAACTTATAACTCATGACTACTTGACATAGAAAGTGCTTTCTGCGACTAACACCTTCCGACAGAAGCATTCCTTATCCGCCAAGCGAAGGAGAAAACAATGAACACAAAACACCAATGGATTTCCATTGCCCTAACCATGGTATTAGGTATTGGCGCAGTAGCGACCATCGCCCAAGCCGAACCTCTACTAACTACTGAAAATGAAACAACGACAACAACACAGTTGATTGTCAATCCAACTACGGTGAGTCCCGCGGTGGAAAACAAAGTACACATGATGGCAGTCAGTACGATGAACCCAGAACTAGTAACTCAGTTGCGTTCACGAAAAGGTGGCTCAATAAGATTTTGGGAAGCGGTTTCATGGTGCGAAACCAACCACAACTGGAACAACGGAGGTTACTTCTCTGGTGGACTTGGAATGGCGCAATCAGTATGGGTGAACTTCGGAGGTAAGCAGTTTGCTTCTCGTCCACCTAAAGCAACGAAAGAAGAACAAATTATTGTTGCCAACCGAATGGCTTTCTTTGGTTATCAAACCAAGAAGGAGTTCAGGACTCTTGATGACAAACTCAACAACAAACCGTTCTTCCGTCCCGCTGTCGGATGGCGTAGTTCCAGCAACTGGGGCAAAGGTTGTGTGAACTGGAAAACAAGAAAACCAGCACGGGATAGATACACCGAAGCAGGAATGGCTGAGTGGCTGAAGACACGACCAACTGCGACTGTGAAAACCACGGGGCTATCGGGCAAAGTTTCGTCCCAGAGTCTTCGCCCTGCGGCGGAAATCAAAAGTTGCCCTCAGTGGGAACCGCAACTCAAAGCCCACGGACTTGTTCCTGTAAAGAAGTTTTCATACATAATGTGGAGAGAAAGTCGCTGTCAGGAAAAGGTTGTTTCCAAAAGAAACTCTAATGGAAGCAGAGATTACGGATTGCTACAAATCAATTCGTCGTGGAAAACCCTGACGGCACGGGTGTGTGGCTCTAGGTTCGGCAACTTAGCCCCGCTACTTACAGCCAAATGTAACCTGAAAGTTGCTAAGGCTTTGCTTGATGACGGCGGAATGGGGCATTGGTCGGCTACTTCTGGGAGTAATTCATAAAGATTTATCTAGGAGTTGACATTTAGGTTTATACGGGCTAAACTTATCCGTACCCAATCAAACCGATTGGCGAAACTTATTAGAAAGGCAGAAATGTCACACGACCTAGAAATCACAAAGGGGCAGGCACGATTCGCATACGCAGACCGTGAAGCACCATGGCACCGTCTCGGAAAACCAATGAAGGGTCTCCAGACTCTTGACGCAATGTTGGAAGCAGCACAGGCTGACTATCAAGTTATGTTGACCAAAGTCGCAGCAGTAGATGATGACGGCAACCTGATTGTTGATAAAGATGGACGACCCATTCTTATTGACGACAGTCGGGCAACAATCCGAGACAACGGCAATGGCACCTACGACTCACTCGCAACTGTTGGTACTCGTTACGAAGTACGACAGAACCGTGAAGTCATGGAACGAGCATTGGCTGTTGTTGGAGCAACAAAGGGCGACGCAGTGCTAGATACTTGCGGAGTCCTACGAGGAGGCGCACGCTTCTTCTCCACGATTGACCTCGGTACTCTCGTAATTGACCCAATGGGTGTGAACGACCGCATTGCTCGCTACTTAGTAGTTAGCACAGGTCACGACGGCGTATGGCCGATTCGGTACGCAAATACCGACATCCGTGCTGTATGTCAGAACACCGTAATCATGGGACTCAAAAACGCAGAGCGCAGTTTCACTGCTCGTCACACACGCAATGTTGATACAGCGATACAAGACGCGAACGAAGCGTTGCGTATCTCTGTTGAGTGGGCAAAAGAATTCCAGTCAATGGCGGAGCGTATGCTCACCATCCCAGTTCCACTTAGTTCTAACTCACTTGACAAAGTGATTGACAAAGTATTCGCACCTAAGAAAGACGAAACTGACCGTCAGCGTAAGAACCGTGATGAAGTGAACGCACTTGTTCGTGGGCTTTACACCAATGAGCGCAACGGAAAGAATTATGGTTACAACGGCTGGAGCATTTATAACTCCATCGTGGAATACCTTGACCACTACCGTGACGATGACAAGTTGGCTATGGCGCAAGCGTCAATGGACGACAACTCGTGGGTAACACGCAAAAAGATTGAGGCGCAATACGCAGTCCTCAGTCTCGTCTAAAACAAAACGAACCGAAAGGGTGTCACTCCAAGTGTGGGGTGGCACCCTTTTCGTTTATGATGGTAGTAAGCAAGGAGCCATAAATGTACGACGACGATGACTACGATGATTATGACGAATACGACGACGAAGGCGAGTTGTATCCGATTGTTTTACCGCAGACGGAACCGACTGTTTCGTTCCTTATAAGTCAGTTCTTTATGGAGGCTGACCGAAAGGAGAAACAAGTGTCTCAAGATGTTGTCCGTGCGCTTTCACGCATTTACGATAAGCACGGAGATGATTACTCATCTGTCGCAATTATGAATTATGTCGGCAGACGAATGGGCTGGGACATGGAAATCCTGATGGAAAAGTATGAGGTAGAGGACCACCTAATGAATACTTACCACTTGTTTGATGACGAAATCTGGCTGAAGGTTCTCGGGACTAATGCGATGTCTGACTTACGCAGAGAAGTATTCAGTCTCAGCCAAACTTATCTAGCCCGCGCTGTTCGGGAGGTGTTGGAGAGGGAACAACGAAGCATTTCTCCAATGGGTGACCCTCTACTATGATGTGTTCTACTTCATCTGGGTCGTACATAACGCCACATTCATCGCATTTTGCTAGGTAATTACGGCGCTTCATCGGCTTCCTCGTCAGAAAACAACCGCAATACTGCTGTAATAGATTTATCCTCATGTACGGAGACAACCTCAATGCCGAGGTCTTCCATAATTACATCGGCGAGTTCCGACATTTCTTCTTCCAGCGCATCAACATCTTCGTCGGTCGCATCATCCTCAACTGCCATCGCCACTAAAACTTCCGTAATAGCCCCGTGGATTTTGAGCCGCGCTTCGTTGGAATTCATGTTGACATTTGTATCACACAATGGTAGAGTTCTGGATGAACCACGGGAAATCCGTGTTTTACCAATAGGAGGACCATTAGTATGGCATCAACAGCAGTAACAATCTACGGGAACTTGACAAGTGACCCAGAACTGAAGTATTTCACAGGCGGGACACCCAAGTTGGAGTTCAGCATTGCGGCGAATGAAACATGGACGGACAAAGATGGCGAGCGTCAAGAAAAGACCTCATTCTTTGATGTTGTCGCATGGCGCAATCTCGCAGAAGATTCAGCAAACATTCTGGAAAAAGGAATGGGCGTAATTATTGTTGGTCGTTTAGAACAACAAACATGGGAGGACAAGGAAACTGGCGCAAAGCGTTCTCGTGTAAATGTTCTCGCAGACCGCATCGGCGCAAATGTTGGAAGTCTTTCAGCAATCACCCGTAAGTCCCGTTCGGATGCTGAAGGCGGAGCGAAGAAGTTCCCCGCAAAAGCATCACCATCACAGCAACTTTCTAAGAAGGTTGTTGAGGACGACGAACCGTTCTAAATAAATCTCGGAGGCTTACCCCCACCAAGAAATAGAAAAACCCCCCGACAGTCTTGCGATTGTCAGGGGGTTTTTCTATTGGGGGGATTAGTCAATGTCAATGATGAGGACTGATTCTGTTTCCATGTCGTCACGACCAAGAACATGAACCTCGGTGTCACCGTTATCCCAAGTCTCCCGTGTGTGATGATGACCACAAACATGGAGTGAAGGGTTTGCCTTCTGCTGGATTTCAGTTACCAACTCACGCTGGTGTACCGAGACTGCGATGTCGTCCTTGTATGAGATTGTCTTGCCGAGTGGAGCCTCGTGTGTTACGAGAATGTCCACCTTGCGCTCAGGAAGTTCAGCAACTTTGTAATCATTGATGAGTTCCTGTCGCCACCAAGAGATACCGAGTTCACGATGCTTCCAGTCCCAACTGTATCCACCGCCGTATCCCATAATTGTTGTGGAACCGATAGTAAATACGCAACCTCGTGGAATGTAACTAAGCCACTTGCTTCCCATCTCAATGGGAGCATCTGCTCCGTTTTCATCTACCAAGATGTCTAGTAGGTCGTGGTTTTCGTGATTGCCATCTACCCAGTAAAACATGATTTTGTTTTTACGAGCCATGCGCTCTACTGAGTTCAGGAATGTCTTACCCCAACCGTAGTGAGGCCAGTATCCGAAGTCTCCACAAGCAATGATGACATTTACACCCTGCTCAACAGCATGGTCAAACAACCACTTTGCGTGCTTCTGGTTTCCATGTATGTCGCCTGCGAACATAACCTTTGTTTTCATTTAGTTCACCCCCTCGGATGTGTCTAGTAGTTATGTATAAATTATACCAGAAGGGTGTGACAATGTCAAATTATGCTAGACAAGCGTCAAAGACCGAACTAGTGTTCGCTTTATGATTACCGAATTGTTACCAAGCGACATCTCCAATCTAATTGTTTCCGTGTATGCAGAGAAAATAAAAGATTCAGAACTAGACGGCATACTGCCTCCTCGGTTTGTCCAAGATGCCGTTCTAGGAGACAAGGGCATGAAAGCCCCGCTTGGCGATGCTCAGGTACAGTTGGCGCGGGACTGGTGTAATCGCCAGAGAGACATCCAGACGAGGGCAATGATGGTTAGTTTTGCGCTGAATCAAACCGAACCTTTGACTCAGGAAATGGCGATTCGTGGGGAGTTACCAAGATGGGCTGTAGAAAAGTGGGCAGTAACGCTACTTTTAGATTGGTCAGCATCGTTAGAAGATGCGGTAATAAAAGCAGAACAGTACCTAGAAAAGCCAAAAAGCCCCACCCCCATGAAGGGGCAGGGCTAGATAGTTACGACGATTAGCCGATTGCTTCCCACTTTAGAGTGGAGCGGTGATTCATGTGAGTGAACTTTCCAATTGTTTCTCCTTTGTAGTTGATTGTTCCATCAACCCAACAATCTTTTCCGTCCCAATTCATCGCAGTAATTACAGCAGTGGACGATTGTCCACTTAGTGAATAAACACGATACTTCGTGCCAACTCCTGATTCCATAATAAGTTTCCTTTATCTAGTAGGTTCATGTAATACATCTTACACGATGGGTGTATCAAAGTCAAATTATGGTAAATCTCAAAAAAGCCCCCCAGAAAGAAATCCTCTCCATTGACCGAACTGGTTCATGGGGGAAAGTTGAGTACCGACACCGACTTACCTGTGGACACACCGAAGTAAGAAAGCGACCATCAACTGCGCCGACAATTGCTTGTTCGTGGTGCGTCGTAGCAGGAGAAAAAGGGCAAGAACTCGCATCGTTAGCCGTGCGAGAGGAGTTCATAGATGTCCCGCTAGAAGAACCATGGTACGACGCTGATGCTGAGTACGAGGTGGATGCGGGGCGGCTGCGGGCTGGACTGGTTCTGGCTCTGGGTTTGACACCAGAAGCGGTGGAAGTTGTTTCTGAAGTGGATGAATTCGGGGAACTGGGGGCGAGGTATGTAGTTGTGTTCATGGACTTATCAACAGCAAAGCGTCTTGCCCACATGAATGATGATTGATTTGACAATGACACACCCACCTGATAAAGTTATCTGAAAGGTTGTCGGAACAACGGTCAGGAAACCCTGACACACCCATTCCGTATAATCACTAGACAAGTCACGAAAGGACTAATAAACATGAGAAGCACCTACAAGATTGGGGACGCAAAAGGCGACCTCAAAGCACTCAACGATTTTCTTGTTGAGTTGGGCGAGACCATCGTAAATAAGCAGGCTCCATACCAAAAGTTGGAGGAGTTGATGGAGGATAGTGAGTTCTCCCGACTGATGGCGAACATTGCTTTCTTCCAAGTTGAGGGAAACAAGTACCTTGCTGAAATCTACGCAGGCAAGGCTAAGCACTTTGAGCAAAAGGTTGGGAAGTAATGGACATCCAAGTAATCACACGGACATACAAGGAAACGATTGACGCACTTGTTGATGAGTACGGCAACCCGTCAGAAATACCGACAGAGGAGCAATACATAGCAGGCGAACGGCTTCGTGCTGGATACGCACTACTAACCAACCCCACTACTAACCCAACAGAAGTATTCAGAACATACTCTATTGATAGGCGTGTATGGGGATTTTTCCTTACTGAAGTACCTGAGGAATCAGAGATTTTTACCAAGCGTCAAAAGCGAACCGACAAATACCAATCAATCATTGACTGGACGCAGGAACATTTGTTTGAGCAGGTAACCGCTAATACCATCATGGAAGTAGGAGAAATTTCTTACCCAACAGCACTGAAATTCATTGGTGACCGACCCGACCTTTTCCGCAAAATCAAGCGTGGGCTTTACGAACTTCGTGACCCACAGGCGGACAGAAAAGCGTCCTAACATTTGGCACACCTCCCATGTAGTCTCTCGGTATTCGGGACTACGGGGAGAACCAATGCCAGAAATAACCTTTGATACCAACAAGGCATCATGTCATAACTACCCAACCGAATGGTGGTTTCCCGACAAAGGTAAAGAAGCAATACTAAACAGCCGAACAGCAGTTCGCATTTGTCAAACTTGCGAAGTCCGTTCAGATTGTCTAACCTATTCACTCCCCAATGAAACCCATGGTATTTGGGGCGGAATGAGAGAATCCGAACGAGAACTAGAACGCAGACGACGCAACATACACCTAACACCAGAAGCACTCGGCTCCATGAGTAACTCAACACGCCGAGTATCACAAAGACTAAACAAAGAACGGGACTTCGTATGACCGAAACTATTCACATTGACGGCGGGTTTGTCCGCCTAGACGCACACATGGCTGACGACTTTTCAGTAATCAACTCAGCACGAGTAAGTTTTGCTAAACAATCAGAACTTCACAATGATTTGACTGGCGCAGATAAAGGACTTATTCGTTTTCTTATGCGGGAACATCACGGAACTCCTTTTGAGCATAACGCTTTTCGCTTTCATGTCAAGTGCCCAATGTTCGTCGCACGAGAATGGTTTCGCCATCGCATCGGTTCCTACAATGAGTTTTCCGCAAGATACTCAGAAGTCCCGAATGAGTTCTGGGTACCAGACCCAGACGCAGTTCGCTCTCAGGTTGGAAAGCCGGGTTCATACACTTTTGAGAAAGTTGATGACGATGTTGCTTCAGAAACCCTAAACATAATCCGAGAAACAAACGCATTTGCTTATGATGCGTACAAAGAAATGTTAGAACTTGGTGTAGCAAAAGAAGTTGCCCGTGCTGTTTTACCCGTATCTATGTATACACAGTTTTATTGGACAGTCAATGCGAGGTCAATGATGAATTTCCTTGCGTTGCGTACCGACCCGAACGCACAGCGTGAAATCCGAGAGTACGCAGATGCTGTTGAGAAATTATTCGCAGAAAAGATGCCATCAACATGGGAAGCATGGACGGAGTTCGGTAAGGTTTGCCCATGACCTACGCTTCCCCGCAGATTGCTAACTTTCTGTCACGACTACAGGGAGTGAAGATGAGCGGGACTAACTGGTATGCCAGATGCCCGTGTCGCAACGACGACAATCATCCGTCGCTCAGCATCGGACAAGGACATGACGGTCGTGTTCTTGCTACTTGTCACCGAGGCAATGCTTGTTCTCTTGACGACATTTGTTCATCAATGGGCATCCTAAAACAGGATTTGTTTCCTAAAAAAGACGAGGAACAAGTCAAAGTGCGAGTTACATCAGAAAAACTATCTAAAAACCTAAGCCTAATTGCTACTTATGATTACCGAGATGCTCTTGGTGAACTGCTTTTTCAGAAGCAAAGATTTGTAGACGAGAACGGAAAGAAAACTTTCCGCCAACGCAAACCAGATGGCGAAGGAGGCTGGTCGTACCAACTTGGCGAAGTCCCGCGTGTTCTTTACCGCCTGCCGCAGATTGTGAATGCGATTGCCAACAGCGCACCAATTTGGGTTGTTGAGGGAGAAAAAGATGCGGACACTCTCGTTGCTGCTGGATACGAAGCAACAACAATGCCGAACGGTGCTGGTACATGGTTGGACATTCACACCGATTCACTTGCTGGCGCAGAAGTTATTGTTTGTTCCGATAATGATGATGTCGGTCGCAAGCACGCATTTGATGTTGCGAAAACCCTGACACAGGCTGGGTGTAAAGTGGTAACGCTAATCCCACCAAAGGGATACAAAGATGTTACTGACTTATACGAAGATGGCAAGTCAGTCGCAAACCTTGATTCTTTGACAGACCACGAAGAAAGTAATGAACAGGTTGCTGAAGTGGAAGAACAAGAAGACGGACCCGTCGGCTACATGGAAGAACTTCTGGGTGGATTACAACTCCT